CCCAGAGGATCTACTCCCGAAGTTCTGGTCAGTGGCTGAAGTGCTGGCGCTGGCGGCAAACAAACCAGAAGTGCTCAGCCCTGCCACGCTTGCCAGCCTGGCGAAACTAGTCGGCGAGGATTCCCGGGAAGCTGACTGGGACGACTCCGAAGCCTGCCAGACCCTAGAAGAACTGACCGAAGCCCTGCAGGAATTGGCGCCCGTTGGGTTCTACTTCGGGAGCCAGGACGGCGACGGCGCTTGTTTCGGCTTCTGGCTGGACGAATCCTGGGCCGAAGCCCTGGAACACTTCGGCTTCGGGAACGACAACCCTTCCGGTTGGGCTGACCTGATCGCTGAGCTTGACGCGGACGGAATCGATCCCGATACGGTGGAGGATTCCTACTGTGGCCGTGCTGAGGGTGTGACGGAAGAACGGGCCGGCGCAGACTACGCTCAGCAGCTGGCCGAGGATCTGGGCGTCAAGCTCGATCAGATGGAGTGGCCGCTAACTTGCGTCGACTGGGCCGCAGCCTGGAGAGAGCTTGAGATCGGCGACGGCTACCGGTTGCACAGTATCGGCGGCGGTGACTGGTTGGTGTTCCGTGCAGTATGACGCCAGCACCGCCACCGATCAACCGCCCGGCCACTGTGCCGGGCTTTTTCGCGGCGCTCGCTGCGCTCGCTTGCGAAACGTGATAGCAGGGCCGCTTATCATTGGCACAGATAGTTTGTGACGCAAACCGTGCCGGAATCTGAGGGCCAGGAAGTAACGAAACCTACGACCGTTGCCAACGATGAGACTAAGCGTTGGCGCGGTGGACGGCCTATCAACGCAGCTCAGATGGAAGAACGCGTAACGGCCGCTTACAACCTGATGCTCACCGGTGGCAGCCGCCGCAGCAACGCTGGCCACCTAGCCTCTCGCTTCGGTGTCAGTATTCGACAGGCTGAGAACTACATCTCAGCAGCGCAGCAGCTTCTAAAGACAGACTTTGAGGGCCAGCGCGACGAAATTCTGAACCAAGTAAATGCGCTTCGTATGACAGCAATAAACAAGGCGCTTAAGCGCGGCAACCTGCAGGTCGTGGCGCACTTGCTCGACAGCGTGGCGCGTAGCTTCGGTGAGGGGAGCCAGGAGACCCAGGCCGCCGCGGCCCCCGTGCTTCGGGTGGAGATCGACGACAAGCGCGGCGCTGAGTCTTAGGTTGAGATCTAGCGTCTTAGGTTGAGACAGTAGACAGCTGCACCACCGGCCACCGCTGCCCTGGCGCGTGCCGCTGCTGTGTCTATACTGTGCAAGACAACAACGGACGCCGACCCATGGCCCACCTTCCCCGCCTCACCGTTCTTCCCCTTGCTGCCCTTGCTGTGCTCACAGCCTGGGGCCTGATGCTCACTGGTGCTGAGTCTGTCCAGCTGGTGAGACTGTGCCAGGCGAACGGCAACCCCCAGGCTGAGTGTGAGCTTCGCGCTTACGGGCGTTAGGCGGCGTTACAGCTCGTGACAGAATCGACCCTACCCCTTGACGGGGGGCAGGGTTCGGATTCTGCGGGCGTGGGGGTGCCGGTTAGGGAACCTACTGACACATTCTCAATTTCTTCTACTGTGCTAAACTAAAGACTCTTCTGTACTACAACCCCATGCTTTCCATCGCTCTGGTGCTCGCCACCGCCTACCCAATCACCAAAGTCGGCTCCGCCTGCCCCTACGGCTACATCTCCCAGGGTGGCTACTGCCTGCCCATGTCTTCCATGCCCCAGCGCGTGCTCGCCACCCCCAAAACCACCACACCCTGCCCGTTTGGAACGTACAGCGCCGGCAACTACTGCACTTGGACCCCACGCCCCTAGGGGGCAGGGGTCGAAATCGTGTAATACCCTAGAAGGTACCCGTCTACTACAACATGCCCTCCGAGGCTGGCGCACTATCGCTGCGATACGCCCAAGGCCAAGTTTTTAACAGCCGCAAACGTTTCCGCGTCCTAGTTGCCGGCCGCCGTTTCGGCAAAAGCTACCTCTCGTGTATCGAATTATTGCGTGGGGCTATCGAAAGGCCGGGCGAAACGTTCTTCTACGCGGCCCCTACATACCGGATGGCGAAGGACATCGCCTGGAAGGTGATGAAAAAACTGGTCCCCAAAGCCTGGATCAAGAGCAAAAACGAGACCGACCTCAAGATTGAGTTGGTCAACGGCAGCACGATCGAACTAAAGGGCACCGAAAACGCCATGGCTTTGCGCGGCCGAAGCCTGGCTGGCGTGGTGCTCGACGAAGCCGCCTTCATGGACCGCGACGTCTGGTTCGAGGTCATCCGCCCCGCCCTGGCCGACAAACAAGGCTGGGCATTGTTCATCTCCACGCCCGACGGCACCGCCAGCTGGTTCTACGACCTCTGGTGTTACGCCGATGAAGGCGACAACGACTGGAGCCGCTGGCAATTCACCACGATCGACGGCGATAACGTCCCACCAGAGGAAATTGAAGCCGCCCGCGGCCAACTCGACGCCCGCACCTTCCGCCAAGAATTCGAGGCGAGCTTCGAAAATCTCAGCGGTCTCGTCGCCGTCTCATTTAACGACGCCAACATCGACAAACAAGTCCAAGACCTACCCGTCCTACCTCTACTGCTTGGCGTGGACTTCAACGTCGACCCCATGTCCGCCATCTGCGCGGTCAAAAAAGGCGACGTGCTCTGGGTCTTCGACGAAATCATCATGCGCGGTGGCGCCACCACCTGGGACCTCTGCGAAGAAGTCCAATCCCGCTACGGCGTCGAGCGCCGCATCATCGCCTGCCCCGACCCCACGGGTGGCGCCCGCAAAACATCCGGCGTTGGCGCAACCGACCACAACATCCTGCGAAAAAGCGGCTTCACGGTCTCCAGCCCCCGAAATCCCTGGAAAATCCGCGACAAAATCACCTGCGTCAACACCGCCCTCCTCGATGCGTCTGGAACCCGCCGCCTCTTCATCCACCCCCGCTGCGTGGAACTCATCAAATCTCTCCGCACCCTTACTTACGCCCCAAACACCGGCCTCCCCAACAAAAACCTTGGCGTCGACCACGCTTTCGACGCCCTCGGGTATTTATGCCTACAAACCTTCAACCTTGCCAAGCCCGAGAACTTGGGCAAGACGAACTATCGTGTGTGGTAAGTAGATCGGATCTACAAGATGGCCGCAAAAAAGCCCACCAAAGCCCAGAAAAAGGTGGAAAAAGTGATGTCTGAGTACAAATCAGGCGCACTGAAGTCGAGTTCCGGCCAAAAAGTGAAGAGCCGCAAGCAAGCCATCGCCATCGCCATGAGCGAAGCCGGCATGGCACGCAAAAAACCCACCAAAAAAGGTAAGAAGTGATGGCTAAACGCGGTCTTTACAGCAACATCCAAGCCAAGCGCAAGCGCATCGCCGCCGGCAGCGGCGAAAAGATGCGTAAGCCTGGAACCAAGGGTGCCCCAACCGCCGGCGCCTTCAAAGCCGCGGCCAAAACCGCCAAAAAACGGAGCAAATAGCCATGGCCGCCGTTGCCACCACCGCCATCGACCATTTCACAAACGTGGTCGAGTTCACTGGCGCCACAATGACCGCCGTGGATCAGTGGATGGAAGTCCACGCCCAATCCAGTAGCTACACCTTCGCCGCAACCGTGACCGGCGGCGCCAACTTTCAACTTGCCCTGGAGTGCAGCTTCAACGGCAACGGCAACTGGTTCACCATCGACAGCAGCAAAACCATCAACTCCAACGGCCAATACGTTTACTTCTACGACGGCAAACCTGCCGCCAAGATCCGTATGCGTATCGCCTCCATCAGCTCTGGAACGCCCAGCGTTGTTCCCCACATTGCCGTCGCATATCACGGCTGATGACCATCCAAACCGTTACGGGCGGCTGTCTACACATCGAAATTGACGGCGAAGAGGGCACCACGCACGCCACCTTCGTCTTCAAAACGCCCCCCAAACCCGAGACTTTGGGCGGCTTCATTACGATGCTGGCACACGGCATCGAAATCCTGGTGCCCATCGCCGACCCCGACGACGAGGAAGACGAAGATGACGATTGAATACCGCGGCGAAAAATTCGCCGGCTACAACCAACCCAAGCGCACACCCAACCACCCGAAAAAATCTCACGTGGTACTCGCCAAAG